CCCCTGTGCGTCCGGCTCCGGTGCTTCTGGTACTGGTGCGCCTTGAGGTATTCCCTGTGCGGGTGCGCCTTGAGGAGGGGCTTCGGGGGTCGGCATAAGGGCTTTGATCTCTGCCATCATTTTTTGCTGAATAGCGGCCTCTCTAGGATCATTCATAATTTTATCAACGTCGAGATCCATAGAAGCTGCTAGCTCTCTTAGGATGTAGTCGTATTTAACAAAAGGAGCCATTTGTTCATTCTGGGTCATCTGCATGAATTGCAGTAGACGCTGACTTCGGACCTCGTTTCTCATGAGGCTCTCTGTACCCCTAGCCTTAACATCGAGGTCGCCAATAAATTCTGGGTCAAACCTAAATTGCATATTGAAAGCAAACAGGGATCGTCCCAGCGGGCTGAGTAAGTAATCATCGATGTTTCTCACGACTGCCTTGATGTTTTGTGCCGCTGCGCCCATGAGCATACTCATGCCTGAGGCTGTCCGACCTACACCGCCCACTGCACCTGAACCGTGGCTGTAGGACGGGATGCCTGTTGCTTCATCAGCTAGTTGTCGGCTCTTATCAAACAGCATTAGAAGCTCTTGAGATACGTTCTTAAACGAATGTGAATGTATGGCTGAACCAGGTTGACCCGCCTGACGCCGGAAAATTTTGCCGGGGTAAATGGACATATCTTGCCCTGGGACTAAGTTCGTTTCATCTACTTCTATTAAGACGTTTCCAGACAAAGCGGCATTGTCGATTGCGAGCCGATACGTCCCGTTCATTAGCATCTGAGTGTCGCTCATGTTCTCAGCAACGCCTATGCCCCAGAACGAGTACGGATTTACTTCATATGGAACTGCTAGGTATGGAATTCGGCTAGGAGTAAAAGGATTTAACACTAAACGAAGGATTTGCCCGTTACAAACCCAAATATTGACCTGTAATTCGTCCTTTTTGCGTAAATCTTTAGGTATTTTAATATCGGCCTGTTCTGCTAAATCGGCGTCTAAAATGCCCCAATACTCTAAAACTTGGTATCGATCCATCTCTGTAGCTACACCATCGTCCTCCAAAGCATCTTCCCAGTAGCTTCGGACGTAGTCTGCGCCGTATTCTAGGGCTAATTCTATGCTCTCTTCGCGGAAATGTGGACGTTTCTTTAGATTTCGTAGCTGTGTACGGTTCATACGATGCCGCTGTACCGTATATTCGGCTTCAGCCATGTTTCTCGCATCCGGATCAGGATAAAAGTCCCAAATACTTACATATTCAATTTTTGGGATGGTATCTAAGATCGGATCGTAGTCTCCATCAGCAGTCCACCGAGGATATTCCTTACTAAGAGCAAACGGACCCTTCATTACGCCTGTTCCGAACAAGCAATTCTCAAAAGCAAGGGATCTAAGGTGTTTAGAAGCGTCAGATTCATCTAATTGGTCATGGATAAGCTTTTCCATGCGCTGCGCTGCACGTTTTGCAGGTTCATATGTGATGGAACCGGGCATATTACCCGCACCAAGCTCCAAATCGTCGTAAATTGGCTCCAAAGCGTCCTGGTAGATGCCTAAATCCTTGGCAATGTCTGGTCGGGAGATATTATTTGGTATTTTATAGTCTACCCCGGTCTGTTCCTTCACTTTTTCGGAAGTAAGTTTGCTTGGGTCCATCGAAACAGTGTCAGCGACGTTAGAGGGGAACTGCCTAGCCTCAATTCCGATTGGGAACTTGCTACCAGCCATCAAAACATCAACAACTTGCGCGTATGCAGCCAAAACTTTCGTCTTAGTTACTTTAATAAAGGCGCGGGACTTCTCAGTTTCGGTAAATTGAACCTCAGATGAGTAAATCCCACGATAATTTCGATAAGCTACTAACCAACGCTCCTCATCCACCCTCCTGGCTTCCTCGGACCTCTTAAATTGAGACTTAACAAAGGAAACTGTACCCGAATACTCGGTATTCTCAGCTTCTACGTCCCCTGTCTCATCAAGGGGTATTGAGAGATCAGAATCTGTTATGTCTTCAGGTAAAGGTTTATCCATTAATGCCATGCTAATATCCAAATATTGAGTCGGCTGGTCGCCAAGTCTGTTGAGGTACGCCGTTGCCCAGATCAAAAGGGCTTAATGCCCTTGGTCGTGACATGACGGCATATCTGATACTGTCGTAAGTGTGTCTTTGTTGAGATGTTCGAGCGTCGATATCGTCGCCGCCTTTTGGGTCGCTCGGTATGAGTGGGAAATCTGCTATTACCTGGCGGCAAGTGTTGAAAAACTGTATTCCAGGTAGCTCTGTCTCTTCGTCTACTTTAAGAAGCTCATGTAGTCGGTTTTTCCCAGCTATTCTGGAGCCATTGGTTCTATCACTCGGACGCCACCGACAGCCCTGAGATATCATCTCTTCTGCAATACTTGGTCCCAGAACGCCGCGCTGATGCCAACAGGAGCTATCAAGTATTCCATATTGTATTCTATCGTCCCCTTCAGCTTCCAGTACTGCTTTTGCTAGATCTCGGCCTGTGTGTTTGGTTACATAAAGCTCTCTGTAGCAAACTAGTGTTTCAAAAGCCGGATCTACCGCAAACCAATGAACTGAGCTGTGACTAGCGTAGCCATAATCACAAGATCTGAACCGCATCCAATCAGTCGGGATATCATAAGGTTCGATGACATGATGCTTTGTTCTAAACTCTGGAAACGCTGCACCGTCGGTGATAGTCCAATCGCCTTCCAGAAGTTGTCTGCGCTGCATTTCGGGTAAGGATAGTAGGTTCGCTTCATATTGACCTCCCGCCATTAAGTAAGGGTTATCGGACAGCCTCGCTGGTATAAAACGTCTATAGAATAGAGGCTGGCCCTCTTTTTCGTGGCCCACTGGGTACACAAGATCCTCACCAGTTTCCTCATCCTTGGCTGCAAACTTTCTGTTAGCTGGTGCGGGGTCAACAAAAGTGCGCTTAACCCACCCCATACCAATCCCACCTGGATTTGTGGTCGCTCTCATGAAGATCGGCAAAGTAGGGTCTGTCGTTCTCAATCGTGAGCGTAAAAAATTCCAGCAAAAGCTAGAGGGGTACTGCGTTAACTCATCAACAGCTATATAACTGAACGACTGACCCTGATAGCGAAGTACATCCTGATCCCTGTCCAAGTAGGTAAGCCAAAGTTTACCACCGCTAGGAAAGGACCATTGGCTTTTCTTCTCGCCCCACTTGGCGCCTTTAAAGGCTCTTGGGTATAACTCCTGAGATTTCCAAATAATCTCGCGAAGTTCGTCAGTACTTCTACGGAGTATTAGCCCATTAAAATTAGGATTATTAAAGTATCGCATTGGGTCTGCAATGAGGGCCATAGTCTTACCGCCACCCGCCGCGCCGCCGTACAAAACCTCCTGTTCGTTAGAGGCTAGGAACTCAGTCTGTGGGCCAATGTTTGGCGAAAAAACAACCTCTTGGGTCTTCTTTTTCTCATCGATAGTATCGAAATCCAAATTACTGGTAGGCAGTACAACTTCAGGCTGTAATTTATTTAAATCTTTCTTAGCAAGCGTAAGACGGCGTTTTGCATCTGTCTGCTTACGTTTTGCCGCTGCCATTTTCTTTTCGGCAGTAGTCTTTGGTTTATTCTTCTTTCGGGTCTTAGCCATCTCTTTTAGACGCTTAGATGGGTTGTCTGTGTCCTTACCTCGAAAGCGGTTCCATATAAGATTAAGCCCCTGGTGGGTGAGGCTGTCCCCTGTCTTGCTAACCAGCCATTCCGCAACTCTTCGGGAACTATTGCCTTCCTCCAGGTGATCCATAGCCTGTTCTACAAAGGCCGACTTCTCTGGATCAGGCAAAAGCACCAAAGGGTCATCCTCAGAGGCCACATAGGCGTAAGGAGGTTTAGCATTTTTATTAGGTCGAGTTCGATTAGGCCAATTGGTCAATCTTCGGATTTCGGTGGCAATATAAACATTGTCCCGCCTGTGTTAGTGACTTCAACTTGTTCTTTTTTAACGAGGCCTGTTCGATCAAGGATCTGTGCAGCCGCTGCAATAGAGTTCCGCGCACCCATGCCCTCTGGGTTGTCTAGAACGTCAGATAAGCCCCAAGCAGCTTTAGGGGCATGCATGGCTAGCATCATGGACGCTTTCTCGTTGATCTCTTTTTGAAGAGGGCCAACTACGGCGGTGACGCTGGTTGTGTCTGCATACCCAGCTTGCTGCATAGCCATGCGAATATTACCCTTGCACTCAGGGGTCATAAGAACCTCTAAGAATATTTGCTGCTTATCAGTTAATACTTTTTTATCGTCCATAATTACCTCATAAATACGAAGGCCAAGCCCACCGCACCTGTACAAATCATCCAGAAAAATCTCTCAGCAAAGGCTATCTTCTGACCTCGGATCAGGGACTGCCTCTCAATGTCATCTAGGCGAGAATCCATCTTATTCTGATAATCGACCAGAACATCCATGCGCTTAAATGCGGAGACTACGCGCTCCTCCATCCTAGCCATTGCAACTACTG